CCTGTGGATGTTCTATCTAACCTTGTTTGAAGATGTGATGCAGGATTAAAAAAGTCAGAACCTATATTAAAATCAAAATTCAAAGCGGTTTCTGTCAATAACATTCCCCTTATAGTTTCGACAGTTTCACTTGCATTTTCGGGTGTTATTTTAGTCATCTTCATATATGAAATGGCCTTACGCATAACACTGTCAAGATTTCTTACCTGTAACCAAGGTTTGACATTATTATCTAACCATTCACTATCATACTCTGCGAGTTTTTCCTTTGTATTATAAATTGTGGTTATGATATCTTCATTGATCTTCGAAGCTGCACCCTTTATTCTTACTATTTCAGATAATTGTTCCTTAGAAGGAGGACTTTTATATTTCAATGTATGTTCCTTTGAAATATCAAACAGCTCCTTTAATATAGGAGATGAAAAATATTCTGACTTTGTGTTAGATGTTAACATCATATCACCCAGGATATAATGATAGAATACTATCTCTTGATAACTATTTATGCCTACTTCTGAACTCATATTGATTATTGATTTAATTTTATATTAAGATATAGCCGTTTTGTTTTGATCCATACAAATGAAAGGCCGTTACTTAAATAGTTAACGGCCTTTCATTTGTATATTTAAAAATGTTTAATTTATAACTTTAAAAATAACCTTTTTAGATTTTCATCATTTGACCGTGTTATTTGAGGTTCCGAATCATCTAAATTAACAGAATCGACATACACTGGCAAAGTCGGTTTCATTTTTTTCAATGTTCCTTCTTGTGCAGAATATTTAACACCATTGTAGGCAAATTCAAACCCGCTATCTCTCATACATATTATAAACTCTTCATTTGTTTCCGATATTAAAACAAGAGGTTCAAATACTTCTGTTAATTGGAACCTTCCAAACTCATTCGTTTCTATTTTCATACCCATAAATGTTTTATAACTTCATAACTCGAATATTTCAGTTTTTTAATATAACCGAGTTTTTCTAATTCCGCTAGATCATCATCCAATTCCCCTGATTTAGCTATACGTACTCTAGTTTTCAAAGATACATCTCTAGTTTTAAACTCACCATCGTATCTTTTCTCTTGATCAAGCATAAAGACAATCTCAAATAGAAGGTCTTCTATTTGAGGTGTCTCTATAATTCCTATCAAGTTTTTGATTTTAACAATGTTAAAATTTATAGGTGTCATCAATCTTTAAAATGTTCGATTGAATTTCCTTCTAACGCATCAATAAATGATGTATCAATTTCAGCGTTTGTAACCATTGGAGCATCATTATCAGTATCATCTTTCATTGAAGCTCTTTCAAGTTCCTCTGTCATTTCGAGTATATCATCATGACTGTTAACATCAGGTAGTTCAAAAGTTTTCTTTATCACTTTATCATCAAGTTCTCTCAATACTTCATCTGTGAATACCTTTGCAGTAAAAAGTTCTATCAGAGGAATTTCTCCACCAAGATGTTTACATACTAACGTTCTTGCTGTTTCCTTTGGAAGAGCGAAAAGTAATTTACCATCTAGACTAGAAAATTCATGACAAGTTTTTTGTTCAGCTGGAGAGAGTTTAGAATGTTCCTTCTCTGTTAACGCCTTTCCTCTCACAACTCCACAATTCTCCCAAGATACAAAATTTTCTAATCCAACATATTTATTGATTGGTTTATAAAATGGAATATGAAATTGTACTTTAATTGGTTTTGCAAAACGATTTTTATTTGGAGTAACTGTTACAATGATGCCAACTTTTGCCTTTTCAACATTTTTTGATTTTGCAATTTCTTCAGCTTCCTTATCTTCCATCTTTGATTTAGATAACATGAATATGATTGAAGCATTATATTTAAGACCTCCGCCGCCTGCGATCGTGTTTGAAGGAAAATAACCACCTATAACTGCATACGTATGAGCCAAATAGATACATGGGATACCATTCATTGCACAATCATTACCGACAACTCTAAAGGTTCTACGAATAGCCTGTTGTTTGGTCATATCTCGTTTATCATTTCCTTCAGTAGTATCTGTTTTTTCTTTATTTGAAGAAAGGTTACCCAATGAGTCAAGAACCACAATTACCTTCGGCGGAATTTTACCTTCCTTTTTCATATTGAAGAAGGTTTCATTTAACTTTGCCATATACGTAGCAAACTCCTCTATTGTTGCTATAGGTTCATGTCGAAGTTTGGCAGGATCAACACCAATTTTAGATACAAACTTTAAATCTATTGCACCTTCTGTATCAAAATAGATTGGGGTATACCCCATCATCTGAGCTTCGCGACATATACTTAAAGCAATGAATGTCTTGCCTGTATTATGGCTGCTTATTCCAGTGCCTGACCAATATCTGTGGTTATCATGTTTTACCTCAAAATCATAAACCACCTCATTTATACATTTTGTGATATTTACAACTCTTTGATACCCTGAAAGTGTTAACAAAAAATCTTCTTGTGTCAATTCTTTTGCAAACTTCCATTCTGTCATCGTTTCAAATTTATGATCCTCAGAACATTTAGTTTTAAAATCGAATTCTGTGGTAATATCATAAATAGGGCGCGAGTGTTTAATATAAAAATCCCCTACTTCATTATAACCATCAGGTGTAGCAATAAGGAATGACTTTTCTTGATAATTTTCAATTAAATCCTTAATTTTAATTTTCTTTGAGTTTGTTGATGCGTACTCATTAAATTTCATCCTAATGATTTCTTCTGAAGATTCAGAAATAGGTTTTCCTAAAAATGTTTTAAGTTCATTAGCATTAAAAACATATTCGAGTTCCTTTTTAATTTTTTCGATTTCCATAAATTATGATTTAATTATTTTATGATTTTGAGTTAAATCAGATTTTAATTCGTATATTCGTACAAATTCATCGCCAACCAAACATCCTTCCTCTCCAGCAAGCGCCAAAGACCTACGGTTTGGTAATCCTCCAAATAAGCTGCCGCTCAAAGCCGCATTTAAAATATAACTACCGGTGCCAATATATTCATCTATTTTACAGAAAGGGGAATCTATAAGCATATCCCCATTAGGACTCACCTTATTGAGTATCTCATTCAAATCTGAAAAACTCGACTGACTTGTTGCTGCAACTTTTTTTGCCATGTGTTTAAAATGTTTAATTTTATATGTCTGAAAACTGAAAAGGTTTTAAACAAAAAAAACGGGCATCTTGGTTAGATGCCCGTTGGGTTGGGTTAGTTTGTGTAGGATTTCAATTATCCTACCAATTCTCTTAATGCGTCAGATTGATATTCTAATTTAAGATTCAACTCTTTAAATCTTGATATGATATTTGACATCATAGAAACAAAATCTGGTGAATCTGTTGCTGGTGATTTTTCATTTTTGTCATCTTTAATATATCTTGAATCAATATGTCCTATTAACAATTCAATTTTATCAACTGAATTTTTCATTGTATATATTTCTTCGCCTAAAATAGATACAATTTTCAAAAATTCAGAATCAAATCTTACAGGTTCGTCCAACATCTTTTCATTTTCTTTTTCATATCCTGATGGTGTTAAAAAATCACCAGATTTACTTTTGCAACTGCATTCTTGACATCCCATTTTTGTTTCCATTTCACTTGTTGGTCTTCTAAAATCTTTCATAGTATATTTTTAAAAAGTTATTTCCATATCTGATGTGTCAACTACAATACTTGCTTTTCTTAATGTTTCAAAATATCCTATCCAAAACGCCATCATCCGATATTCGTTACCATTATCGAGCACGAATTTTAATTCCAATTCTGCATCTTGTAAGTCTGGTCGGTATTCCCAATTTCCTTCACCTACCCTAGCTTTATCTTTTTCATCTATTGCGTTACCGGAACTAATACAAAATAATCTTGGGACATTTACGAACCATTCCTTATTAAGATATTCTTTAATTATATCGTAATTTTTCTTTCTATATTCCCAAGAATGCAATCTATTATACATTTCATGATGCTCTTTAATTCTTTGAAGATTGACCTTCGCTAAATTAATATCTTCCCATTCTATTTCTAAAAGATCAGAGGTATCATAATTATGTTCGCTATCACCTGTCTGATAATCAATTTTAATTTTATATACCATTGTTTTAATAAAGTTTTTAGTCGATGAATAAATTATCAATATCTTTTATAAATTTAGAATACCAATATATCATAACGGGATTTGGCGGATCAATTCTCTTTATTGTAGCCTCCTTGATCATATTTGTTTTTTCAACCAAAGAACATATTAAGGTGTTATCCTTGACTATAGGAAAATTATATTTTTCCTTACAACACACCATACTTCCAGATGGATATGGCATTTCATGAACTCCATATATATTTGGTACATTCACATAACATCCATCACATTGATTTATTTCAAAATCAACATATATAAATGGATTATGCTCTTTAATCCATTCTTTAACAAAATCAACATTTAAAGTTGGGATCCCTGAAAATTCTGGGTAAACACCAATTATTTTATCATTGGAAATATAATCTGACCGTTCAGATTTCATTATTGTATTATCAAACCCAGTTAACCAATAATCTCCACATTTAATTGTTCCTTGGTGTGTAACTATTAATTGGACATATTGATAGTTACAAAAACTATTATAATGTGCCTTAGTTGTATATGTTTTTGCATCTTTATCATCATCTAAAAATAGAAAATTATCATATACATTAACAATATTTCCTTTATATAAGGTGTTTTTCCTTTGTATTGCATTTATTTTAATTAATTTCTTCATTCTTTTTAATGTTATTTAAAAACCATTTATTAAAAATTTTTATCTTTTCAATAACTTCCAATGATATGATAATAAACCAAATAACCAAAAAAATTAAAAGCCAACCGTTAATATTTTTTATTAATGGAGCAATAATCATAACTGGTGCGAACACCAACAAAAAATAAATAACAAGATTAATTAAAAACATTATTAATTTCATTTTTTTAATTTTTTAAGTGAATTCTATTTAAAATCTCAATTATAGAAATATCCATAAGATAATCATAGTCAAATTTTATACGGCAATGATAATTTTCCAATAACCACCAACATACGCTTTGGTACAGCGGAGCTGCGACACAATTTGGTATAGTAATAGATGAATTTTTTAATATCATACCGTGTTTATAACTTTGATTATATTTTCCTTCTAGATTATAAAACCCATAACATGGTTCATTAAAACCTAATTCATTTAATTTTCTAGCTATTTCAACAGGTACAATTGGGCTATTCATCTTTAATTTATTTCGTAATTTGTTACATCTATATCAGATGTTGATAAAATAAGATCATTTTTATAAGGATCCATTGCGTAATATAATCTCTTATATATGGTGATGTTGGTAATAATTACATCACCGGATTTAAGATTATATTTTTTATAATAATAACCACTATTGCCATTATTTATTTCTAATTTTATTCCTTTATAATAAATATACCCCTGAACCTTTGAATACTTAAATGTTGATACTTTTGTTATATAACAATTAGTGTTTATATTTTCTACAATTTCATATTCAGAATGATTTGAAGAACATCCGTAAGCAATGAATAATAAAATTATAATGAAGAATGTATTTACTTTTTTCATATACTAAACATGTAAAAATCTATTTAAACAACATTTTTTGTATTTCTTACCACTACCACAAGGACAAGTCTCATTTCTATCAGTGTTAGAGAATTTTTCCTTGTATTCACGTTTAAGTTCTTTGTGCTCCTCTATTTTTTTATTTAAAAGATCTTTCCTGCGTTGATCAATTGCCTTCTGTCCTGCATCTGTTTCATGAATTTCAACATTAGGATTTTCCGCCAAAATATCTATATTTGAATTTGAAAGAGTTAACATACTCTGATAAAAACCCATCATTTTTTTGGATTTTGCTCTCTTGTATCTTTCTCTTTGTTCCATTAATTTTTCAAGAGGGACATCTTTTAAAAAATATTCAGATGTTACTGTTCCGCAAATTGTACAACCTCCATCTTCACCTACTTCATGTAATGTGTATTCCTGACACTTTGTACACCAAAATCTATTCAATCTTCTAGATGGCATAATTATGATTTTAAATTATTAAGATGTTCAATATCTTGTGGAGTGCCGGCGAAGTTAATCATTTCAAACCAAACGATCTTATCATCATCTGATATCATCTGATCAGGGTATTCATAAACTCGTTGACACCTAAACATCAATGAATTGAAAACATATTGAGATTCTGAATCTAAATCATTGAAAAAATATTCTTCACCATCAACGATTATAGGAAATTGGTTATCAAAGAAAGACATAACGGCAGATATTCTTTGTTTGCCATCAATGATTTTGATGATACGAATATTTGGCTGAACAGTATCATCTCTAAATTGGATGATGGATACTGGCGGAACTTCAAGACCTTTAAGTATTGAAAGTATAAGCTCTTGTTTTTGAGATAGTGTCCAAACAAATCCTCTTTGAAGATTCTTTCCCCTTGAAGGAAGAAATACATCAAAATCGACAACATCTCCGTAATGACTTGTTTTAAGATCTAAAATATCTAATGCTCCTACGGCTATTTTAAATGGTAAATTTTTACGAACTTGAGAAATATTAAGCTTCTTCATATCTGCATTATTTTATAAGGCAAATATAACTAAAATATCTGATCCATAAAAATAAAAGCGAGTTTTTATGACTTTAATGTTATTTTTATTGTTCCTGAACTATTATCAATTGATATTTTTTCTGATAATTGTTTTTGATATTCTAACATGAAAGTATGTTTTATCTCAAGAGCCAATTCATATCCTCTACCATCATCAAATATTTCAATACTCTGTCCTTTTTGCAATGCATTAACACCTTCAATTAGATTTTTATCATATGCGGATTGTCTCCAATTATCTGAAAAATCAGGGACAGGTACAATATTTTCAACGTGTTTTTCTCTCTTAAATATTTTAAATATATCCATAATTTTATAAAGATAAAATTATTAATGCATTTTTCAATCCTTTTTCAAGTGCTTCTTCATAAGTTTTAAATCTAGTTGCAATATCACCACAATCTTCACCAATCTTTGTATTAATTCTATACATCCATGACACATAATGAGGATCTGAATAATAGTATGAAGAAGTTACTTCAACAGAAATTTCATGTTTTTCTCTTAACCATTTCTGGAGAAGAGATTGAGTAACTGCTGCAATTGCTTTTTTATTACAATAATCAAGCAAATAATCAAAAGATAATTCACCTGAAGATATTAGATAACCATTATTACAATCCTTTTGATAAAAATCAGTATGTGTTAATAATTTAGCTGTGTCAAAACTTATTAATTGTTCTTTCATAATTATAAAAGTTTTAATGTTTCTTGTAATGCTTCTTCTAATGCTTCTTCATAAGTTTTAAAATTTTTATTTGAAGTATTGATAAAATAATAATTTGAGCTACTTTTTATTAAATATTGATAAAAAGCTACTTTTATTGTTTTATTAATATAATTATTTTCAGTGATACAATCTATATGAATTTCAATTTGATGTATATCTCTTAACCATTTCTGAAGAAGAGATTGTGTAGTACAATACAAATAATTAGGACGTCCAACCTCACTATAAATTATCTTTTCATTTTCATAGTAAACATTGCCTCTTCTTTGAGCATAACATTCTGAAAATCCTTTACAATCTGCTAATTTTGCGGTTTCAAAGCTTATTAATTGTTCTTCCATTTAAAGTGATTTTAAGATTTCCTGTAATCTATGTTCAAGAGCATCTTCATATGTGTTAAATAATTCATTCCGATCCCATGATAATTTACCTCTAAAAATATAGTATTTTTGTTCATCGGAAGGAATTAAACATGGCAGTATGGCGACATGCATATTATATTTTTCCCTTAACCATTTTTGAAGAAGCGATTGTGGTACACACGGTAAATCGGTAAAATCACCATTTTTCCTCTTATCAATATAGAAATCTGAGTGTTTTTCATCAAACCCTTTATCTTTTGCAACCTCAGCGGTTTCATAACTTATTAATTGTTCAGTCATAAATAAGTAATATTTTTAAGTGCATCTTCTACTCCATATTCCAAAGCATCTTCATATGATTCAAACTCTGGACAATTTTTATCATCTACTCTTTTATTTAATATATCACCATTTACATTAACATAATAATAATGCAAGATTGGATCATAGAATGCGTAAACATGAATATTTTGAGTTTCTCTCAGCCATTTTTGTAAAACAGACAAATATGGGGCGGGTATTGAATATTTATGACCACCACCCCATCTTTCTATTTCAAAATCATAATTATTCGCAAACAGATGGTGTGTCGCAACATGTTGTTTATTAATAACGTAATTTTCCAAAAGAAGACCATAATTATAATGATAAAAACAATCTTCCTCGAATCCTTTAAGTAAGGCTAAATCTGCCACTTCTGACTTTACTATTTTATCTTCCATTTTAAATGAGTTTTAAAGCTTCTATGATTGCTTCATTATATCCTTCGTTGAGTTTATTAGTGTCATGCCACTCATTATAAAATAAAGCATCATGATTATAATCTTTTACACCCTTTATCATCAATCTATTATCATTAAAGAATACGGGTATCCACCATATTTTAATACCATGATTTAACATTAACCACTCAATTACTTGTTGATATAGTGGTGCTAATATATATTTATTTTTATGAATAAGTGGAAAACCATAATTTACTCCTCCATAATTACACATATCGTCAGCAATTCTAAACACATTAAGTTTTCCGTAATATCCTAGACAATTTTCATCAAATCCTTTTTCTTTAAGCGCTATTGCTATTTCATAAGGAACGAATAATTCTTTCATAAAAAATAAAAATAATGTTAATAAGTTGTGTTTGAAAAATTGTCTGTAGAAAATTTTCGAAGTTCCCCACAATGTTTACATTCTTGAATATATAATAAAGAACTGAAACAACTGTTCCTAGTAAAAGCATTAGATTGTGAAAGAGTATTTATAACAAGCCATTCATGCCCACATTTTTGAGGATCCGGAATCCCTACACACACCGACTTGCCACACTTTTCACAATATTGATATCCATTTTTATCTACTTTACCATAAATATGGTAACAAAATAATTTCATATCTTTATTATTTAATTATAAATATTCACTTGCTCTATATCTACAATATTCGGCAACTCCATAATAATATGATTGCCAACTATAATTTTCAGCTTGTTTACAGGCTCTTTCTGCTACAGATATCCACCACATATATGTAAATGGTTTCATTTTAATATACTCTATAATTCAATTGTTTTCCGCACACAGTGCATTCATCCCATTCACAATTATCTCCATACGGAAAACAATTTAGTTTTCTGTGATGTTCAAATGTTCCAATACATGTACATATAAATGGTTTTGGCTCTTGAGTCATCTCACCATCTTCTTTATAAATTTTATCAATACTCCAATTAAGAATTTCCTTTATATGTTCTTTTTCTAAGGAATCTTTCATTTCTGTATCGATTTTTAAAATATCGGCAGTTATAAGATTTGTATATGTTTTTTTATTTAACTTTATCATTTTTGGTTTATTATTTTCTAATAATTTTTCTATTTCATCTATAATAAAATGATACATTTCAAAATCACTTGTTTTTTCATTCTCAGATTTCGGATATCTATTATCTATGATCCATTGAGCAATTTCTTCTTTCGATTTCATTTTTGTTTTCCTTTATTAATAAAAGTATAAAAAATATTATAGCATCAATAAATAATATTCCTGCTGACCACAATCCTGACCAAAAAAGATGAATTTCCCAAACACATAATATGTTAAGAAAATTTATCATAAAAAATCCCAAAAGGAGTATAAAAATTATAAACCCTTTTAAAAAATCAAATAACCATTTTAAAAATATCCTTACCATCCTAATTGTTTTGAAATTTCTGGTGTAAAACCACCAAAATGATTGAACAATCTATGTGAAAAGGATTTTGAGATTTCCTTCGTATTATCGAAATAATCTGGGTTGCCAACATGAAATCTCCACATATAACACATCTGATATTGTGTAAGTTCATTAAGTATTTCTATCTGTTCAGATAGAGTTAATTCTTTCTTCATGACTTAAGTTTTAATAATTCATCCTCCAATTTTTTAATTTGTCTTTCCTTATAATCTTCTTTATTTAAAACAAAGTATTTTTTCATTATATCATCAAAAATATTGAAAATATCCTTTGCATTATCCATAGAAAAATATAAAGATGAATTATGACTATCTACATATTTAGGATTATATATTTTTAATTCTTGAAATAATTTTTGGAATAATTCTACAGGATAATGTTCACCAAATATATAGGCACCTGTCGGAAAACTATATTGGAGTAATATTTCATTTTTTGGTTGTTTACCATTGTCAGGCCATGATATTGTCCTACGATGTTTTTCTCCCCATATTCCAATACTCGCAAATTCCCCAAATCTAATCCAATCTGTTGATTCTATATTTTTCGGATTAATATTAAGACCATATTTTTCTTTCAATTCAATACCAAATAAATGATATTTGGCCTTTCTTTCTAAATCATCAATATCAATATTACAGATATCTTTATGTTTTTTTAATACTTTAAATATTTCAGAATAAGCTTTTTCAGTTGTATTTTCCATATCTTTATTTTTCTGATTGTAAATTATTGTGAATAAAATTAGCAAGTTTATTAGCCTCTTCAGGATTCATAATAAGTTGATCATCATGCATCTTACCAGATTTCATATATCTCCAAGCTATTTTTAATTTTTCTAAAAAAGTAGGTTGTTCCCTGTATTCACCATAAGAAAACATTGAAAGATAAAATTGTTGATTATATCTTTCAGGATTATCATCTTCTTTAAAAAAATCTGTTTCACTTTGAATCTGTAATAGGTGAACGCAACATTCACATTCAATTATAGTTTTTTTTGTTTCGCTTCTTTCTATCATTTTATTTTTTTTCTTTTAAATATTCATATGCGGCCTTTAAATTACCATAAAATTCCCATTCTTCTTCTGAAATAACTCTTAATACCTTTTCATATGAATGGTTACCAGCATCAACCATTCCCATGATAACATAAACGTTATCATTTCCTATAGTTTGAATGTCCAACCATTCTTTATCATGAACTATAGTTTTCATAAGTTCTAACAAAACATTTGATGGATCGACATCTACATCAACTAGTGAATATCCTCTTACTTTCATTTTTTATTTTATAAGGTAAATATAACTATTATTTTTCAATTTTATACTACAATTCAGATAATATTAACATTTCTTTATCCCAAGCACCTAAAATCTGCCAATAAAATCCAAATGGGCTTTGTACTAAAAGAATTGGATCTCTTTTATCATATGATTTTCTGAAGAGGTCTTCATCAGCGATAACATAAAAATACGGTTTCTTATCGCAAATTTTTGCAACTTCTTCAGTGTATTCTGTCATAATCTTTATTGCTTCAACTGGAAATTCAGGCACAAAAATATCTGATGTTTTCATAACCAACTCATACTTTTTCAATAAGTTATCGATTTTTTCGTCGGTTGTATTTGAAAATCTTTCAAAAAATTCCTTAGATTCTAAATATTTCTTTCTATTTTCCATCCTTTCAATCAAGGCGTCAACCTCACGTTTTGCATAAGATTGAGTGATCAATTTTGATTTGTCCTTTAATATCGAAATCTTTTCGTCAATCAATGTAAGTGTAAATGGTGTAGGAACAGTTTCGAGTTCGTTTAAAACGTCGATGGGTTTCACCTTTATCTTAAGTGGAGTTGGTTGTTTATCAGAAGGAGAATTATCATCATTCATTCCTTGTGTTGGAACGCTATTTAAATCCATATTAGTATCGGTATTAAAGAAAACCGTTCCACCGTTACCTGAATATTGTGATTGATAATTTTTAAAATCAAACAGATAATTATCCATATAAAGAGCTCCATCAATTGATGGCACATTTATACCATAGAGGCTAGCATTTTCTACCTTAATCGGTAGATCCTTAGAATCTATACCGGTTAAAAATTTAAAGATGATCTTTCTTAGACTTTTCATATTATTTGAATAAATGTTTAGTTTTTTGTAATTCTCCAATTGTTGATTTAAGAAGACGCTGTTCTTTTGCAAGATTGTTTATGGCCCCCTTATTTCTATTTAATTTACCATAGGCCACTCTAATTTCATTATCTATAATAGCCTTCATTTTTTCATATACTTCTTTCTTTACGTTCATAATTTATTTAGTATTTATTTTACAACGTTTAGACATCATATCAATTTCAATATTCTGAACATTATCTAGAATACATTCAGTTAAATCATTATATCCAATAAGCCGTATCTTATTATTTTTCGTAAAAAACTTATAATTTACTCTTTTCTTACGAAAAAGATTACCAATATCGGAAAAGGAGGCCCACCCATCAGATTTAGTACACTTTGATACTATTTTCGTTATTTTTTTGGAATACGCATCTTTATACATTTTTATAATTTATTTTGTTTGTTTATAAATTCGATTTCATCTACACCTTTATCTGTAAGTTCCCAGAATTCTCCATTTGCATACCACCTTGTTGTTACGAGATTTTTAAAATATAGAGAATTCATAGTATTACCATTCACTTTCTTGGATCCAAGTTCAATGATTCTTTCTTCATTTAGAATGTATAAAGCATTCTGTTGATTTAAAGTTAGTTTCATTTGTTGTGTGTTACCTCATTGATAGAAAAAACAACTTCAGCATCTGACCAATATTCAAGATCTACTTGATGTTTAATACCCTTACTATTAAAAACAAACATTGCAAGTTGATTATTTTTCTTGCGAATTTCAATGTATTGCTGTGATAAACTCCAATTTGTTATACATAATCCTGCACAATCCTTCAAAGAAGAAATATCGACAAAATTATGAATATCTGAAGAATATTTCGTTTCAACTCGGGTTCTTTCAGAACCATGTAAAATTATATCCATTTTAGAATTTTTTATCGTGTTTGTGTGGTCTTAACGCATTATATTTTAACTTTTGATTTGCGTGCCAGGCGAGATCTATATTTTTATACGCTGCGTAATCAAGTAATCTGATAAATGCATCTGCAATCTCATCCTCATGTGTGTCCTTTATATTATTTTCAAAAAGGGTTTTAAAATCTATATCTTCTGAATGTTTATAATAATATTCAAATTGTTTAATATTTGAATATTTATCATGTCTAAGAGCTTCCATAGACTCACATAATTCAGAATTGATCAACATAAGAAGAGTTCCATCTTCCCTTTGATTATCATAAAAACCTTTAGCAACTTGATCTTTATGAATTTCTTGAGAAAGTTCATTAAGATTTTCAAATAATTTTTTATCCATTGTCTATTTTATAAGTAATTTTAATCGTAAAATTTCCTCCATCCTTGTCCAATTTATAAATTGTCTCCTTGAAAGCAATGGATCATATGACATTGGGCATCCTGCTGCAGCATCATCAATAATTAGTTGTCCATATGCTTTAGATGATGTAGTCCATTCGTGTTGTGATGGGTTTATTTGAACACCATATAAAGGAATTTCATTATCATTAAACCAATTTACTGCATCCGTTAAAAATGTAACTTCCTTATCTCCATTGCCGGGAAGAATTCCATCACATCTCATAGTGAATAAAATCAAATTATGGCCGGCGGCTACAAGTTTTTTTAAAACAGGAACAGCTCCAATATCTTTACCAACACGTGGGTAGTCATGTGTCACAACTGTCCCATCAAAATCAATCACTATATCCATAAATAAATATGTATTATTATTATAAGCTTTTTGTTTATATGTTTTTAATAAAAAACAACCTTTAAAAATTAATTTTTTCAAGTTTACAAGGATCAGAAAGCCATAATTCCTTAACATTCTCCCTTAAAATTCTTAAATCATGTTTCATTATATTAATGATTTTTTGAAATTCTTCATCAGATTTCTGTTCAACATGATCTAACTTATATTTTTGCAAATATCTATTATAAGTCATAAAAATTTCAATATCTTTTCTATTGAAAAAATGTATAACAAAACTCGTTTTAGGTTGATATGGATTAATTTGCTCTGATTTAAAAAAATGAAAATTATCATCAGAATATATTTCCCCTATACGATCTATTTTTTTCGTATCTACTTCGTAGCCATCAATAATTACTTTCATATATTATAAATTAAATTTTTTCTTGAAATATAAATAAGTATCTAAATATTTAACTGGATTTAAATCTGACATGTTATCAATGGAAAAAATCAATAATTTAAAAAGATCAAATTCTAAAGGAGACAAACTAAAATTATTAACAGTTTGAAATTTATTAAAATTTGCAATCATCCTTTCTTTTACATCATCTGAAATAAGTTTAGGGTTCTCTATGGCTTTTAAGAATTTTTTAGCATCTTTACCATAGAGAACCGGTGTATCCTTAAATGGAAATTTTTTAGAGTTAATTCGTGTGTCCATTATCATTTGGATCATGGTGATCAACAACTAAAATTTCCTTCAATCTCATTATCTCCTTAATCTCAAAATAATTATAAGGTCTAAATTCAGCCCAATCAATACCTACATCAAAACAACGCCTTTTTAGATATGTTAAATCCTTAAGTGTATTATGACAATGACCAAATAACATCCATGAACCTCTTTGTGAATTTTCCCAAGAAAAAATAGGATAATGAGACAGAATGATCTCCTTTTTTCCTACCATTAATTTTTCATAATAACCTTGAAATTTTAATTTAGGATGTGTGCATTCTTTTAAGAGATTGATGTTATCATGGTTTCCGTAGATCACATAGATATTTTCACAATCAATAAGATCAAAAAATCTATCATAATGTTTATCGCCAAACATTAAATCACCTAAAATAAATAGATGTGAAGTTTTGCTTGCACATTTATTTATGTTTGTCGTGATCATTTTATTCATCTCATGAACTGTAGGAAAATCTCTTGTACTTTCAAGGTTTTGCCAGACACTTACACCACGACACATATTATTATGTGAAACGTGGGGGTCTGAAGTAAACCAGATATCGTCAGTTTCTTTAAGCTTTATCATTATATTTTGATATTTTATCTTTATGAATTAAAAAAGGGTATGCACAGGAAAAATACAGAGGCTTTAATTTAACAAAACCATCTGTATCGTAACCTATGAATATCATTTTTGTTGTAGAACCGTTGAGATATTTCATTACAACAATTTCATTTTCAATAAATTCGCCCATAAAATTACTGGAGAGATGATTTAAAAATTGAAATTGACTTGATTGTCTCAGATATTGTTGTGATTGCATCACTTATATTTCTATTGCTATGCATTCCGTAACTCGTTTCCAAGAGTTTTTTAAGTTCCTTCGCATCATCTAAACTTTTATTGATGTTTGCGATAAAATCCTTGCGAGCTGCTTCATCCATCTCAGCGCGTTCTTCAGGTGTAGTTTTTAAAATTACAGCTCTATCATATAGTACTGCGTAACTTGAATTCATTTTAATTTCCATAACTTTTATTTTTTTCTTTGGGTTTCTTTGGCAATTACTAGATTATAAACATTTCTTAAAAGTTCCATTTTTCTTAGAAATCCTTCATAATCCTCCTTTTCAAGATCAACGATGTTGACATGTTCTCCATCAATTTCAACAAATATGTTTGTTATTGTTTTCATACTCCGACATTCCAATATGAAACTGTGATCTTTGTTAATTCTCCTTTAGGATTTTTTACAATCAATGGATATCTTGAACTTCTTGGTGCACATCCAATTAAAGTATACTTCGTGCCCATTATATTCTTTGTTGTTGTCAAATCAGTTTTCTTCAAACCATATTGGAATGCATACCTTAAAAAATCTTCACGATATTTAATTTCCATTGGATTTTCTGATGGATTTGAAACATCATCTATAACAGCTGTTAGTTTTCCGTGAAATGATTTGCCAGAAAAACGAACATTTCCTAAACTTACCTTTACGCCAGTTTCTTCAAAAATACCCTGGACAGCTTTTTCAAAGATTGTCCTAAACTTTTTAATGTTAGCTTCTGAGAATGAATCATATTTCGTTTCCATATCTAATAATTTTATAAGGCAAATATAAACTATTTTCTTGATATGGTAACATTTTTTACCTTATATTTTTCAATTATTTTTTTAAGAGCAATCATATAATCCATATTTTGATTTTCATCATGAAGATTTATCATCCTAAGATAGATCCATTCTAATTTTTCAACTTCGTCTTTGTTCATTCCTTTATTCTATAAAAATTTGTAAATAATCGTGTCCTAACCTTATCAAGGCTCATTTCATTTTTTATAAGCCATCCCCACTCATCTTTAACTATCGGCCTTTTATGTGGAGATATTATTAATAACTGGTCAGATATTTGAGATAATTTATATAGAAATATTGGCAATTTTGATTTCTCTAATAGATGCATCGCAAAACTACATATCACTATTGAATAATGTCTATCATCTAATTTTCCTTTTATTATGTCATCAAATGTTAAAGTTTCACACTTACGTTTGATATTCCTTTCATAATATTTATGTGAATATGCATCAACAGCATCAATATTTTCATACCCTAATTTCAAAAGAATTTTAGTTATTTCACCTGTGCCGCAGGCTAAATCCAAAGCTTTACTGAAATCAACCTCCCATAATTTTTCAGCAACTTCTATAGATTTGTGTATTATAGGTTCATGAGGGTTTTCATGTTCCTCAAAATAATTTTCATAGAAAGTATCTACACCATATTTTTCATATTTTGATCGTATACTATCCATGATTAATATTTTAAAAATGATTTATCAGGAACAACAGCAGAAATAGAACCTTCATCTTCAGCATCATTAATATAATAAAACCCCGATTTTGCATTTCCTTTTTTCAAACTTCTATACATTAAACTATTAGCCATAGTATCAGAATGAGGAGAATATTGAGAATTGGACATTTTTCCTACAATAACAACCGGAAATATAGTAGGTAGACAATTTATATCTATATATGATCCATCACTATATTTTGGCAATTCATTTCTTTGTGATGGATAATATGCAACATCAGGTACATCCTTATCACAATTATAGCCAGTTGCTTCTGATCCTGATAGTGTATTTTTTCCTCTTAATAAAGTCTTTCCATAAACTTTTGTTCCATCCCAATCTCCATCCAAAGGCACTCCTATTCTTGCATTTAACGCTTGTTTACACGCTTCATATGTACCAATATGTATGCCATGTTTGCCATTTAAATTTTTATCTGTACCACCATGATAAAATACATCTACTTTTTTTGTAGAGATTTCATATAAAGTAGTTCTTACTATTTTCATCGTTCAAATTTTATATTTGCTATCACAAAATCCTTTATATAGGATTTATTTTCCTCAACAAATTCAGCTTTCTGAAGATCATCTAATTTTGAAACATATTTCTTAATCGCGTAATCAACAACAATTTCAAGATCAACATCATCTATATATTCAAGATTTAACTGTGATGTTTCTGTTATAACCTTCGTTATTTCCTCTGATATATCCATCAGATAAGCTTTTATCTTTCCCATTTTTTAAAAATTAATTATTAACATTTATATTCCAAATAAATAAAACTACACAACAAAAATAAAAATAAAATAATGAAGTAAAACACAACCCTTAACATAAAATGATAGTGCCTTATAAAATTATCATAATCGTTATACGGCATCAAAATAGGTTTTTTGCATAAATTAAATTGGAAGGTATTTCCTGAAAACCCATTGTTTTGATATACCTATTGAAAGGTTCAACAATTACCTTTGCAAACTGAGCATCATAATTTATTGGCGGTGCAAATTCGTATGGAAGATCTCCTGGTAGGTAAGCAAATACCTCGCATTCTGCAGAAGTTGCATAAAATTTTACCTTATCAGATGTTCGTATATGTCTGTATTTTCCCTTCCATTTTGAATTATTCAATTGATAGTTATAATTAGCACCACCTCTTACATGGTAAGGACATTTACTTGCAAGTTTAACTGAATTCTTATCATCAAGAACAAATTTTTCATAATCTCCAAGGCTCATCACTTTACTTATATCCTCAGGACTTTGCATTATAAAATCCTTTTTATATTCCTTTAGCTTACGTACAAGATCAACATACCTAATGGTTTTTTGTTCCCTTAAAAGTTGAATGATAAGTTCATTGAGTACCTTCTTTGCAAATTTTGGTGTAGAACCTTGTGCAATTTCTATACCTACACATTTTATCTTTGTTTGTGGCGGGAATCTCATACCTGGGTCTTTCCATGCAAGATCCAATATATATTTTTTCTTTGCGATCATCATAACAGAGTGTGATATCTTTTCGAGTTCCAATACTTGTAAATTTTCAGTGTTGAATTTCTTTGCGTATTCATCAAATTTTTCATCCAACATTCCATCTAATCGATATTCCTTTATTTTCAATATGAAAGCAACACCATCTACTTTCTCAGAAGGTACAAACCCACATGAATCCATCACTGGTTTAAATGTTACATATGAAGAATTATGTACTAAAATATCATTTGCTATAAAGGTATGAAATTCATCAGCTACCTCTATATCATATACAAATTCATCAGAAAATTCTCCTATTTGCTCACAACTTTCAATATCTTCAATTATGTATTTTTTTTCTATATTCATTAATCTTTTTATATGTTATATAATGTAAACCAATATATGTTTCGAGATGTAAATATAATTAAAATTCGAACAAAACTCATATGTTTTAATTTTTCTCTCCCTATAGTTTTTTAAAAGGGGGATGAAGTTACTACTTATACTCCTGCCGTGGGAAAGGTTTTGCATAGTTTAGTTAAAAAATGTTAAATTTATATAGTGATCCAGGGTGATTTTTTAATGATTGGAAGTGTGTAATAAGTTACACCAACAAATGAATTTATATACACGTGGGTTATTCGAGGTGAAACGGATAATTGATAAAATATATGATTTAAAGTATAAATTTCTCACCCGCTCCCTTAAGTTTTTTAAAGGGGGATGAAGTTACTACTTATACTCCTGCCACGAGAAAGGTTTCGTCTTATTTAGTTAAAAAATGTTAAAAAATAATAGGTGGTTTTTTGATGTAATTGAGTATATATAAAATAAAAACAAATGAAAACAAATAAAATTCTATTTATATTGAAGAAAAGAAGCGATTATGATCTTACACAAAATTATAATGAGAGTTTAAGCACAGGCTTATATAATTCAGCAAAATTTGTGGATCAAATGCTTTATTTTGCAGGTATTGAATCAAACATGGTTGTAGTTAATGATAATAATGATATTGATAGAGAGGTAACAAAATATAAACCAACACATGTTATCATTGAAGCTCTTTGGGTTGTTCCAGAAAAGTTTCAAATACTTCATAAACTTCATCCAAACGTAAAATGGATAATACGCATGCATAGTGAAATCCCATTTATTGCTAATGAAGGAAATGCAATGACATGGCTTAGTGAATATGTAAAATATGATAATGTTATAATAGCCTTTAACGCTAAAAGAATTTTTGAAGATTTTAAATTTTATATAAATACACAAAATGATTGGTCATACAAAAAAGATGATAGAGTGATATATTTACCTAATTATTTTCCTCAGGATTATAAAATCAAAAGATTTAATAAAAATAATGAAGTTATTAATATAGCATGTTTTGGTGCAATTAGGCCTCTTAAAAACCAACTAAATCAAGCAATAGCAGCCATAAAGTTTGCTGAATGTGTTGGCAAGATACTTCATTTTCATATCAACATAGGCAGATATGAAATGAAAGGCGATTCTGTTCATAAAAATTTAATCGGACTATTCCAAGAATTGTCAAACCAAAAACATAAATTAATTGAACATACTTGGATGCCAAGAGAAGAATTTTTGGAATTATGTGAAAGTATGGATATTGGTATGCAAGTATCATTCTCAGAAACTTTCAATATTGTTGGCGCTGATTTAATAAGCAAAGGTATTCCATTGGTTGGATCACAGGAAATTGGATGGATGAATCCGATATTTATGTCAAACCCAACAAATACAAACAGTATTTCATTTAAATTATGGCTTACATATTTTTTATCAAAATTTAACGTGTTAACAAATCAATATCTATTAACATATTATACAAATAAAACTAAGAAAATATGGGTTAACTATTTTAAATAATCTATAATAGATTATTATAGATTTTTGATGCCGAGGTAACTTTATGTTTATTTCGGCATTATTTTTAAACAAATCATCTTCTCGGATATATAAGATAAAAGCATTAAATGAATAATATAAGTAAATATATCGCTATATCTGATTTTTGTTTGGTTGAATATGAGATGAACCGTGATAATGTTACGTTAAATCTTTCTACATTAGGAGCAAAAATAGCTACAACTAAATTAGGAACTAAACAATATTTCAATACCAATAAACCAAATTCATTAGGTATAACAAATAATGTGCTTGAATTTAATGCTGAACCTTCAAATTCTTTAAGAACCTCATGGTGGATAAATCCGTTAGACATAACACAATATGTTAATTTGTTCGATTCATCTATAAATGTATCAAGTGTAGGACAATATAATCATGATACAATAAAATTACACTTTGTTTCAGGATATAATTTTGACGATATCGCTGGTTTTTTATGTCAGATAAGAGCGATGAGTGAATCTGGGAACCTTGTGGATCTTTCAAACTTTACATATATAAAACAAGCGGATGCATTAACATCATCCGCAGTTGTTCAATTTTCATCAAATGTTTTACATCTAGGTAATAAATTTTACGATAAATATATTCTATTTAAAATACCTTCTGTGCAAGCTTTATCATCAGATAGGTCTACACTTTTAGGAAATTCATTATTAATAAACGCTTTAAGTGATATTTATATAACATATAGTGAAATAGAAAGCGTAGTAAACAATACATTTATTGCCAATGAATATTCAAATGTTCAAATACCGGTATCAAGTGTGGCCGATAATTTTAATTGTATCATATATGAATCTACATATGGCGATTTTATTGAATACTATGCAACCTGGGCAGATGATGTTATAGGACAACATATGGCAGATATAGAAAGCGGTAGAATAAAATTATATACATCAAATAATCCAAACGATAATTATCAAGAATTCGCTGATATTTATGGTGAAGCATCTGCCAAGTGGGTGTTAATGCATGAGATATATGTTTATGAAAGTATGATTGGAAACGGTGGTGGAGCATCATTATTAACACAAAAATTTGTTTTTACACAGGAGGATAATTTTGCAAGTTCAAATATGT